GTTTTTGCAGCATTTTTCAGACTGTATAACTCTTCAGTAAACTGACTATATTTTTTAAGTGAGGTTGTAAGAACATTATTATCAAGCCATTTACCCTCCGTTAATGACTCTCTGAAACTTTCAACGGTAAATTCAGGACCACCCTGAAGAGAACGGTAAACGCCTTCTCCAACCTGTTCAATTGTTCCAAGAGCAAGAGCGGTTTCAATACATGTCTCTTTAAACTCCCTAGTTGCCATGTTTGCGTTCTCGATAGACTTCCAGTCCATCAAAGTAACTTTACCCATGCCCATTGCTTGGGAAAGGTTGTACATGGCTCTTGATGCTTCGTTAATACTAGCACCAGAAATACCAGCCCAGTTGGTAATACCCATCATAGCAGACACGGCGTCGTCAACTTCGATACCGTTACTGATGAACTTACCAATATTACTGGTCATATCCATAAGGTTGTACGAAGTTTCGTCTGTATACCAGTTCAGCTTTTCCATCTGCTCGTTGATATAGGCCATCTGATCTTCTTCGTCTTCATAGATCGTACCTACATCGCCACGAGTTGCAGCCATCATGGTTGCAATGGACTTAGTCTTCTCTTCGTATTTATTCCAACCCTCTGAAACGTTATCTATCGTGAACGCCTTAATCATTTTCTCGGCTTGTCCTTCTAAGTTCTCACCGATTTTTCTTAAGGCACCGATAGCGAGCTCCTGAAGAACATTAAATTTACCGCCAACAGTTTCTACTGCTGCGCCATATCCCTCAAGAGCTGTTATGTCTTTGGCAGCACTGTTAATCTCATCCATGCCCTGTGCGGCACCGGATAAGTTCAAGCTCTCTTTTAGCTTGGCTAAGGTGTTAATGCTGGTCTGAGCGTTTGTTTCGAAATCTTTATTGTCAAATGTCATTGACACAACTCTATTGTCGATGGTTGTACTCATTTACCGCACACCTCCTTCCAAGCCATTTCTGCCATCTTATCGAAAACGGGCTGGATAGCAGGGTTGATGTAATCTCTTCCCTGAACATATCCGCCCGTTCCAGTTGCGTGTCCATTTTGTAAAATTATTGCAATGGGAATTCCTTTAACTACGTTGGAATTCTTAAAAGCAATTACCACCTTTCTGGGTGATTGTACGATGTCGTAATACCAAGAAGAAGCAGTTTTACCGGTGTCTTTGGGAGTTGCTTCTTCCAATGCTTTAACTCCCTCTTCGCCGTACTTATTTAGTTGATCGTAAAACTGCTGACCTTGAATGGTTTTTAAAAACTTCTCAGTATTGTTAAAATTTCCTTTATGAGAAAAACCAATCATAAGCGCTCCTCTATCCAGTCGTGTGAAGTGCTTTTCTTCGAGCTTCATTAAGTGCTCGATTTTGGCTCATGATAGCTCCCTTTCCCATCTTCTTTTGAGGACTATTCTTGATGCCACAAATCCTAAGGAGTGTAAGAAGCCTATTTAAATGCCACTTCTCACACTCAAAAGGAACTCCGTAGGCAACCATTTGATAGTAAATCTCTTCAGAAGTAATTTTCTTATTCTTGTTTCCAGCTTTAGCTCCAGGCTCGTTACTTGAAAAAGTTGTTCCTGTCATAGGATCATCTATGTATTCTTGAACCCTTTTTAGTTCAGCAGGGGGAATTGCATAATAGGTATGCGGATCGATACTCTTCGGAGAAACAGTCATGCATTTGATGTAATCCAATGTTTCTTCTTGAGACTTTTTACTCCCATCCACAAACGCTTTATGCCACTTTGATTCCCATTTGGAAAGAGATACTAACGAATGCTCCAGAGTTAAAACTTGGTCTTTTACGGTATAAAATTCATTGGCATTAGAATCATACAATTCCGTTTCAGGTATGTGTATTGTAATCATCTAGCTCTCTCCTAATGAATTTATTTAACGATACTCATTCCGTTCTGAGCCTGCTGCATCTGCTGGTCGTCGACATAAGCAACGCCAACCTTCTTAACATCAGCCATAATTCCCTCAACAAAAGCAGCGGCAGCCTTTGCGTCTCTGCCAAGCTCCATGAAGATATCGCTATATGCCTTAGACCACTTGAAAGCGTTCTTAACTTCTTCAGACTTAATGAACTGTCTACCATCTGGAGACTTAACTCCATAAGAATCAAGAACAAGCTTCTTCAGGAATTCGATAACGGCATAAGAATCAACAGACTTTGTAAGATTCTTGAGCTTATCTGTAAGACTGCCGTCCTTTGCATATTCCATAGCGACCATTTCTTCATTTGTAAGGTTGAACCAGAAAGTTTCCTTTCTCTCCATACCGTTAAAATCTACGTAAGTAACCTCTTTACTAATCATCTTTGTGACTCCTTTCGATTTAAAAAATATGCGGTGTTTTTATTAAATAGTATTTGGTAGCTTTCTCACTTGGGTATTACCACGAGCTTTCACGGACTTCTGCCATGGCAGGTACCGAGGCCTTAAATACTACGACATTTTGATCAGAGCTGGCTAATTAGCCGTTGCCCTGTGTTGTACTAAGAAGTGTAACAACCTCGGAAGGAAGAGGAAGTCTGCCATCAGTCTCGCCAGAACCATACAGAACGTTCTCGAGAGCAGTAAGCTTCGCAGCATCAACCTTGGTCGAATCAACAGTCAGGCAAGCGGTGGGCTTGTAGCCTTCTACCGGTACCGGAACAGTTGTGATCTCCCAGCTGAATGTGATAGCTTCGGGAGAGTCGTTGATGGTCTCATAACCTCTCTCGGAAGGAGAAGCTGTGCAACCATAAACCAGATGAATCTTGTAGCCATGGTCCAGAGCATCAGTATCGTTACCAATCAGAGTTCTGTAAGACAGACCAAACGTCTTTCTCTTCTGCTGACCAATGATAACACCTGTTGCAAGCTCTGCAGAGCCATCGCAAGTAGCCCACTCATCGGGATAGGTATAAGCTTCGATAGTAATACCGAACTCTTCCGTACCACGAAGGCTACCGTACTTAATATTATCAGCATAGAATGCGTTCTCATCTGCTCCAGAAGGAGACTCGGAGATACTGGTGATACCATTCCATGCAACACCCTTAGGATATGTACCCTCAGAACTCTGAAGATAGAGCACACCCCTGTCATTACCGGCTTCGTAAAGTTTCTTGCCGGTGTCGTCCCATGTAATCTTGAATGCCATGATGATTTCTCCTATTTAATTAATAGAACAGTGTAAAGTTATCGTGATACAGACCATCTTGAATAAATCTGTTGCCAGCACTGATGTGTCTGAATCGTTTCAATATTTCATCTTTCTTCTCGCTAGAAAGATTCTTGAAAATATGCTGAACACTGTATCTGTTTGTCATAATGTACTTATTGTTATCGGCTCCGATAGTATTGGTAGTGTCGTAGCTATACACAATACAAGGGAACTTGAGTTTTACAGAAGCAGGGGGCTGGAAGTAGACGTGGTCATTGCCTAAGATATCCATGAACTCCTGATCGAGTTTATCCTGCAGACTCTTCATCTTCTTCCTCCTCTCCTTCTTCTTTGTAAAGCGAACTTAGAGACAGTATTAATCTCGGATAAGCCACTTCGACTGAGTCAACTCTCCACTTTACGTCTCCAAGGGTCGCATAACAGATCTTGTGGAAGTTTCTCATGCCGAAGGGATCGGAGATTAAACTAATGCGGTTGGATATAGTGAAATCTTTGTTGATAGACTTATCACTTTGATCTTTGTGAGACAGCGACAATACCTCACCAAAGTATTTTCTTTCAACGATTTCGTTCCTATATACACTCACACCCTCTTTGATTTCTTCTGTAAACCCTACTTTTCCGCACCACTGCATGAGAAAGCCTCCATTTTGATCAAATATGGCTTAGGCGTTAGGGGTTTACTTCCTCTGTGTTACCGTTGGTTTCGAGAGAAGCAAGAACTTTAACAGCCTCAGCGATTGTGTTAACACCAGAAGCGTCTCCGCCTCTAGCTTCGATAAGAGCCTTAAGCTCAGCTACAATAGTCATGACTAACCTCCTATTAAAAAGTTAGATTAGGCCTGAGGGTCGAGGTACAGGGAGATTGCACTGTAAGGCTTAACAAGAGCACCAGACATACGAGTCTCGAGCAGGTACTTGTAAGCGTTGTAGTCGATATCGAAGTCATCGAACAGGGAAGTCTGACCGCCCTTATCAGCACCGATATTGTAATCGGACAGGTCAACGATAACACCGACAAGATCCTTATCAACGGTCTGAGTGCCCTGGCCAGTCTTGATAGCAATCTTCTGTCCTTCCATAACCTCTACAGGCAGGATTTCCTTCACGCGAAGAGCGGTGCAAAGTTCAGCCTCAGACTTGTAGATTCTGTGACCGATGCCATCCTTCATCAGCAGCATCTCATCGATCCATTCCTCAGTTGTGAAGAATACGGTGTTGCCGGAACCTCTGTACTCCTTACGGCCACGGATAGCAGCATCCATAACTGCATCAGCCTTCTCAGCGCCAGTGGCGTTGGCCTTAATAGAAACAGGCTGCTTGATGGTGAACAGATCATCATCGTTGTAGATAGGACGTACATGAGCCTCAAGAATCTTGTCATCGGAAGAAGCATTTCTGCCATCACCGATAAGGATTGCACGAGCGATTTCCTCCTCGAGCTTAATTCTCATCTCCTGCTTAATCCAAGCAACAACATCGAAGCTGGTGATGTCGAGTGTGTCATCACGATCGATCTTCTGCTTCTTGTAAATGGTCTGAGGGTCAGTCTTTCTCTTGAGCAGAGTGAAGACCTCTTCAATCTTTCTCTTACCCTTCTGGTAACCCCTCGCCCTTGCTTCCTCTTCGGTAATATCAGCGAAGATGGACTTAACACGGCTGAAAGGAGTGTGGTGTGTGCCGTTGATGACCTTCTTTACCCAAGTGTCATCTCTAAGGCCGATCATTTCGGGAACTGCGTTAATAGTCTTAGCATCGGGGAACAGGTAATCTACCTCACCGAAAGCGCCAGAATCGATTTCACCATCCGCATGCGCGAAATAGTCATTAGCCTGCAGATAATCCTCAACTGCGGTCTTCAAGGAACCTACACGAGGGGCAGACTCAAAGATAGCCTGAACATCCGAATGGGAAAGAACAGGTGCTGTCTCGTAATTGTCATAAGAATCAAAAACATTGTGCTTCATATCAGAATCATCCTCCATATCATCGATTACACCTTCAATCAGGGAATCAACAACCATCTGCTGCATAGGCGTCATTGTCTCAACTGCCTCAGCAATAGCATCATCAATATTGTCCTCATCGATTTCTTCGTCGTAGTTGTCATAATCAGCATCATCTACGTCGTCAGATTCATCGAAATCGTCATAGCTGTCATCTTCATAGTCATCATCTTCGGAATGGCGAACTGCCGAATTTGTGTCAGCGCCATCAACCATCTGCTGAATAAGAAGTCCTACAGCGGCTTTCTGCTTATCAGTAAGTGTCTCAAGAACGTCACTCACCGTTGCGTTATCATCCAGATCGTCATCATCAGCATGAGAGAGTGTATAATCAATCAGCTGACCGACTGCTTCCATCTGGTCCTCATCCAATGTATCCAGTACATCTTCTACAGTCATGAATGTTTCTCCTTCTGCGTGTGCCATCTCAATATCAGCAGCATCGGATCCAATCATGATGATTGCTTCAGAAGGATAATCATCACCATCAGCACTGTGAGCAAAGGAGACATTATCAATAAACGCCCCTTTGTTCGCACCGGCTAAAA